GCAACACCCTCCATATCGTCTCCTATTAACGAAGAGCGACATATTGCCCTGTACCCATAATAATTGCGGAAAGATGCAGATACTGCTTGTGAATACACCTCATTAAAGAGAGTATTGATAAAGGTGGTTGACCGCCACCCTGACCACAGTCCTCGATTGAGAGTATGAACTTTACTACTTGAAAAGGATGACTTAGCTCTAACATCATTGAGCGCAGCAGCTGCCCATCGACATGCCTGACCAGAAAACTCTAAGAAGGACATACTACCCCAGGACCTAAACTTAGAAGCATTAGCACCCAGTGCCTCAGCGAATTTTATCCACATACGCTGCATCATCCTAAAAGAATGCAATATATTATGATCCTTAAAATCAGAATCTACCTTACACCATTCCTGGGCACACTGAGTTAACCTCAATGTGTACTGAACCATCTCCTCCACACCCGTAGTACCCACAGCTATTCTAGGATTATCCTTATATACTCGATTTTCACCACCCCACAATGCAATACTCTCGACTAGCCAGTGTTCCAATTCACTGGGTTGCAATAACCTCAACTTAGCATTCTCAAGTTTCTTGAGACCGTCACCCACAACACGGGGTGGAATGGCCTTCAAAACATTCTCGAAGTCATCCTCAGTCAATGTGCCTAACCACCCAGTCTTGGTAGGTTGAGACAATGGTTCAGCTACACCATCAACGATCAGCTTAAACTTCCTTGCTCTAGACGCCGAACCACCTGTACCCAGATCCCTGAAGTGAGCTATTAGCTGCTCCTTCTTATAAGCTGCCATCTTGAACTTACCATGCTTAAAGCTAACGGCTGCAGCGTCCAAAACTTTATCTGCTACCCTAGTAAACTCAAGCTCTGACCATCCTTCATCCTTACTCCAAACAAGCTGTGTCTTACCTAAATGTTCACGATCAACAAGAGCATCACTCAGATCCAATTGATTGAAATCAAATCTGCCACACAACATATGCATATACATAGCATCATTATAATCATAATCATGATGCTTGATACCAAGCG